ACGCCGCATCCCTGCATTTGGCCGATATGCTGGGTTACGTGCCGTTGCGTGATGCCGTTGTCAAAGACACGACAGTGCAACTGATGCTGCGCAAATCGCCGCCGCAGGTTTAGGGCCGCGCAGTTGCCAAAAGGTGCGCTTTACGGCGCATTCCGCGTTGCTTTGGCGCAAAACGTTCGCCAAAGCGCAGGTTGCCCTCACGCCCTAGGGCTTGAACAGGGCGGGTGGGGCGCGGTATGAGGCGACAAGTCTATTGAGAGGGCACGAGCAGATGCGCAGAGTCGTTGTGACGGGATTGGGGCTGGTCACGCCCCTTGCTGATGGGGTTGAGGCGTCTTGGTCGCGCATTTTGGACGGCCAGTCGGGTGCCGGGCCGATCACGGGATTTGATCCCGAGGGGCTGGCCACCACCTACGCCTGCGAAGTCCCTTTGGGTGACGGAACGGACGGCACGTTCAACGCCAGCACCTATATGGAGCCCAAGGAGCAGCGCAAGGTCGACACCTTTATCCTGTTCGGTGTGGCTGCGGCGCAGCAGGCTGTCGAAGATTCCGGTTGGATGCCAGAGGATGACGAGGGCCGCGAGCGCACGGGCGTTTTGATCGGCTCTGGCATTGGTGGTCTGAATTCCATCGCCAATACGGCCATCATGATGCAAGAAAAGGGCCCGCGTCGCGTCAGCCCGTTCTTTGTGCCCGGTGCCCTGATCAACTTGATTTCTGGTCAGGTCAGCATTCGCTATCAGTTCAAGGGTCCGAACCATTCGGTCGTGACCGCCTGTTCCACGGGTGCCCATGCCATTGGCGATGCTGCCCGTCTGATCATGCTTGGCGATGCCGACGTGATGGTCGCCGGGGGGGCCGAGGCCGCGATTTGCAAGATCGGTATTGCCGGGTTCAACGCCTGCAAGGCTTTGTCCACCAAACGCGCAGATGATCCCAAGGCGGCAAGCCGCCCCTACGATTCTGATCGTGACGGGTTTGTCATGGGTGAGGGTGCGGGCATTGTCGTGCTTGAAGAATATGAACATGCCGTGGCGCGCGGTGCCAAGATTTACGCCGAAGTCTGCGGCTATGGTCTGTCGGGCGACGCCTATCACATCACCGCCCCATCGGAAAACGGCGACGGTGCCGAGCGTTCGATGCGCGCCGCGTTGCGCAGTGCCGGCCTTGAGCCTGAGGCGCTGGATTACATCAACGCGCACGGCACATCCACGATGGCGGATACGATCGAATTGGGCGCTGTTCAGCGGATGCTGGGCGATCATGCGGGCAATGTCACCATGTCTTCGACCAAGTCGGCCACGGGCCACCTGTTGGGGGCTGCGGGCGCGATCGAGGCCATTTTCTCGATCCTTGCGATCCGCGATCAGGTCTGTCCACCGACCATCAATCTGGACAACCCGGCTGTTGATACCCCCATTGACCTTGCCCCGAACGCCAAGCGTGAGCGCAAAGTCGATTATGCATTGTCCAACAGCTTTGGCTTTGGTGGCACCAATGCCAGCGTCATCTTTGGGAAAGTCAGCTAATGTGGCGTTCCATCGCGTCCAACGCGATTACGTTTTTGATTGTTGCCCTGTTTTTGCTGGGCGGTATGATCATGTGGGGGCGTGGCCAATATGAGGGGCCGGGCCCGTTGTCTGAGGCCATCTGTGCGCAGGTGGAGCGTGGAACCAATTTCCGCCGTGTGAGCGAGCGCCTTGAGAGTGAAGGCGCTGTCAGCAATGCAAAGATTTTTCGCGTGGGTGCGGATTATGCTGGCAAGACTGGCGATCTTAAGGCGGGCAGCTATCTGATCGAGCCCGGTGCCTCGATGGAAGAGATTGTCGATGTGGTCACCCGTGGCGGGGCCAGCACCTGTGGCACCGAAGTGGTGTATCGCATTGGTGTGAACCGTTTGAGCGCGCTGGTGCGTGAGTTGGACCCGGTCACCAATCGTTTTGAAGATCTGCTGAGCTTTCAGCCCGGCGTTGAAGAGACACCAGCGCTGTATACTGAAGTCAAAGACTCGCAGGACACGCGGTATCGCATTGCTCTGGCAGAGGGTGTCACCAGTTGGCAGATCGTGACCGCCTTGCGGGGCATGGATGTGTTGCGCGGCGCGGTTGAGGACGTTCCGTCCGAGGGTGCGTTGGCCCCGGACAGCTATGAAGTCCGTCCCGGCGATACGCGTGCTGATGTTCTGGCGCAGATGACAGCGCAACAAGAAGAGTGGGTTGCTGCCGCATGGGCCGCCCGCGATCCCGATCTGCCACTAACCAGCCCCGAAGAGTTGCTGACCCTTGCGTCCATCGTCGAAAAAGAAACCGGCGTGGCCGACGAGCGTGAGCAGGTTGCATCTGTTTTTGTGAACCGGTTGAACCGTGGCATGCGGTTGCAGACAGACCCGACGGTCATTTACGGCATCACCAAAGGGCAGGGCGTGTTGGGGCGTGGTTTGCGCCGCTCTGAGCTGCGCGCTGCGACCCCGTGGAACACCTATGTCATTCTGGGCCTGCCGCCGACCCCGATTGCCAATCCGGGCCGCGCGAGCCTGATGGCGGCGGCGCAACCTGCCGAGACCCCGTTTGTGTTCTTTGTGGCGGACGGTACGGGCGGGCATGCATTTGCCGAGACGTTGGACGAGCACAACCGCAACGTTGCCAAGTGGCGCGTGATTGAGGCGGAGCGTGCGGCGACGACGGACGGCGGATAGACCTGTAGCGTGATGGTGGGCAGAGTGCCCACCTTGCGCGGCGTTCATCTTTGGGTTGTTCTTTGGATTCAGTAGGTTGATGCCGAATTTTCTCCTAATTAATTGAGAAATAGAGGTTTTGTTAACCGCTGCGTACGCTGCGCTGTGCCTGCGATCTGTCATTTCGCTTGACTCCGCGAACGGTTGCACGTATAAGTTGTTTCAAGCTAGGAAAAGTGGGTAAGCGACCGTCGGAGTGATCCGGGGTCGCTTTTTCATTTTGCTCGTGCGGGGGATCCCCAACGCATGAGAGGTTATGCACATATGACACTTATCACCCCGGGGTCTGAAGAGGCCCGTGCCGACGAGCTGTTGCAGTCGGTACACGACTCGTTGAGCGATCTTCGCCGCGAGGTCACAGCCCTCAAAGAAAGGGTAGCGGCGGGGGAGGACGTCAAGACCACGGAATTCAGATCCAAAGGAGCGGATTTGAATTCCGCGCTCATCAATTGCAATAGAATGGAGGTGGCGATTGCAGAAGTCAGGCAAAAACGGAGCCGTATCGCCCAAGGCGGATATGCCCTGGACCTTGATGCTGCCCGAGTTGAGGTGCGCTGCGCGCTTGGTCGCCTGCGCACCTGTGCAGGAGCAAGACGCGTTCCTGAGTGAGCTGGGAGAGGGCGCCTTGTGCGCCCTCCCTTATGTGTTCGAATTTTGGGCTATGCCCCATCAGCTGCCCCCGGAGGGTGATTGGCGCACTTGGGTCATTCTGGGGGGGCGTGGTGCGGGCAAGACCCGTGCCGGTGCCGAGTGGGTCCGCGCACAGGTCGAGGGCGCGACTCCGTTTGACAAGGGCCGCGCCCGCCGTGTCGCATTGGTGGGTGAAACCATAGAGCAGGTTCGTGAAGTGATGGTGTTTGGGGACAGTGGTATTCTGGCCTGTTCCCCGCCCGATCGTCGCCCGAAATGGGAGGCCGGGCGCAAGCGCCTTGTCTGGCCCAACGGGGCTGTGGCCAGTGTGCACACGGCCTTTGATCCCGAAGGGTTGCGTGGCCCGCAGTTTGACGCGGCGTGGGTCGATGAGATGGCCAAGTGGAAGAAAGCGCAGGACACCTGGGACATGTTGCAGTTTGCCCTGCGTCTGGGGGAGCGCCCGCAGGTGTGTGTCACCACCACCCCGCGCAATGTCGGCGTTTTGAAGGGGCTGTTGAAATCGCCCTCGACCGTGACGACCCATGCCCCGACCGAGGCCAATGCCGCCAACCTTGCCGGTTCCTTTTTGGAGGAGGTGCGCGCCCGCTATGCTGGCACCCGAATGGGGCGTCAGGAGTTGGACGGCGTGTTGCTGAGCGACGCGGAGGGTGCGCTGTGGACCAGCGAGATGCTGGAGGCCTGTCACAAGCCCGTGCCGCCCGCGTTTGATCGCATCGTCGTCGGCCTTGATCCTGCGATTTCCAGCGGGGCATCTGCCGATGCCTGCGGGATTGTCGTTGTTGGTGCCCAGATGCAGGGCCCGCCGCAGGACTGGAAGGCCCACGTGATTTGCGATGCCTCTGTCATTGGGGCGCGCCCGTCTGAATGGGCGGCTGCCGCTGTTGCTGCTGTCGAGACGTATCAGGCCGATCGCCTTGTTGCCGAGGTCAATCAAGGTGGTCAGATGGTGGCCGAGGTCGTCCGTCAGGTTGACCCGATGGTCCCGTACAAGGCCGTCCATGCCAGCCGTGGCAAGGTGGCCCGCGCTGAGCCGATTGCTTCCTTGTATGAGCAGGGTCGTATCAGCCATGCCGGGGGCCTGACCGGGCTGGAGGATCAGATGGTTTTGATGACCCGCCGTGGCTATGTCGGGGATGGATCGCCCGACCGTGTGGATGCCTTGGTTTGGGCGCTGCATGAATTGATGATCGAGCCTGCCCGCGATTATCGCAGGCCGGGGGTGCGCCTGTTGTAGCTGCAGCGCGCGGGTGGTGTCGTCCCCTCCGGGGGGAGTTTATCTGGCGAGATGAAGCGGGGGATATCCCCGGATTGCAAGGGCGGCGCTGGTGAGGCGCGCGCCCTTTTTTTATTGGAAGTTCGGGCGTTTGCCCCTGACGAAAAGGAGAGCCGAGATATGGTGTTTGATTTCTTGCGCAACCGGGCGGCAGATGTGCCCGAGCAGAAGGCCAGTGCCACGGGCAAGCTGGTTGCGTGGCAGACAGGGGGCCGCGTGGCCTGGAGCCCGCGTGACCCTGCGTCCCTGACCCGGTCGGGGTTTTCGGCCAATCCGGTTGGCTTTCGATCCGTGAAGTTGATTGCCGAGGCGGCGGCTGCCTTGCCGCTTGTTTTGCAGGACGGTGTCCAGCGGTTTGACACCCATCCGATCCTGAGCCTGATTGCCCGTCCCAACCCCGGACAGGGTCGCGCCGAGTTGCTGGAGGCGTTGTTTGCCCAGTTGCTGTTGTCGGGCAATGCCTATGTCGAGGCGGTATCTGACGGGGGTTCGCCGTTGGAGTTGCATGTTTTGCGCTCGGACCGGATGTCGGTGGTGCCGGGCGCGGATGGTTGGCCTGTTGCCTATCACTATGCTGTGGGCGGCAAGACCCATCGATTTGACGCCAGCGGCCCGGTTAGTCCGATCTGTCATATCAAATCCTTTCATCCGCAGGACGATCACTATGGGTTTTCCCCGATGCAGGCGGCCGCCATGGCGCTGGATGTGCATACGGCCGCGACCCGCTGGTCGAAGTCCCTGTTGGACAATGCCGCCCGCCCGTCAGGGGCCATCGTCTATCGCGGCCAGGAGGGGCAGAGCCAATTGAGTGCGGATCAGTATGACCGCCTTGTCAGTGAGATCGAGACCAACCACGCAGGCGCGCGCAATGCCGGTCGTCCGATGTTGCTGGAGGGTGGATTGGATTGGAAGCCCATGGGCTTTTCCCCGTCCGATATGGAGTTTCAAAAGACCAAGGAGGCGGCGGCGCGCGATATCGCCCTGGCCTTTGGTGTGCCCCCGATGCTGCTGGGAATTCAGGGTGATGCGACCTATGCCAATTATCAGGAGGCCCACCGTGCCTTTTATCGTTTGACGGTGTTGCCATTGGCGACGCGCGTTGCGGCGGCCCTGGCCACATGGTTGGGCGCGCAGACCGGAGATGACGTGCGGTTGTCCCCCGATCTGGATCAGGTCCCTGCCTTGTCTGCTGAGCGCGATGCCCAGTGGGCGCGGGTCGCGGGTGCCGATTTCCTGAGCCAGGCCGAGAAGCGTCGATTGCTTGGCTTGCCTGCCATGCCGGTGGAGGGAGCGGATGGATGAGCCGCTGCTCGAGCGATTTACCTGTGCCCCCGGTCTGCGTCTGGAGGCCCATGAGCGCCTGACGGAGGTTCATTTTGACAATCTCTTGCGCCGTATTGATCGCCTTGAAGAGGTGATCGAGCGGTTGGAGCGTCGGCTGTGGCTGACGGTCTATGGCGTTGTCGCTGCTGTTTTGGCCACTGGATTGCAATCCATCATGGTCGCAATTCCACATTGATTTTGAAGGAGTGACAGGATGCAGACAGAGACTGGTCTGGAAACGAAATTCGCCCGTTTTGGTGCGGCCATCACGGTGCAGGGCGATCATGTGATCGAAGGCTATGCCAGCCTGTTTGGCACCTGCGATCAGGGCGGTGACGTGGTCAGAAAGGGGGCTTATGCGGCATCCCTGAAGGCCATTGCCGCGGAGGGTCGCCGCATCAAGATGCTGTGGCAGCATGACCCGGCCCAGCCCATTGGCGTGTGGGACGAGGTCCGAGAGGATGCCAAGGGTCTGTGGGTCAGGGGCCGTTTGCTGCCCGAGGTGGCCAAGGGCCGGGAGGCGCTTGAGTTAATCGCCGCAGGTGCCATTGATGGTCTGTCCATCGGCTATCGCACCCTCAAGGCGGCAAAGAATGACAAGGGCCAGCGGCTCTTGACCGAACTGGAGCTTTGGGAGGTGTCGTTGGTCACTTTTCCCATGCTTCCCAGTGCGCGAGTGGCGGCCAAGTCCGAACCAATTGACACGGATTCGGACGCCATGATGCGCGAGATCGCGGTGGCCCTGCGGGGTGCCCGCGCGCGTTTGGCACGCCGCTAGCGCGCCGCCCAACAACACTCACACAATCCAAGGACATGCTTATGAACAACACCGCAGACAAGGCGCGGGCCGGGGAAGGTTTGTCCCCCGCCCAGGACGTGAGGGAGGCCGTGGACGGTTTCGTCACGGAATTCAAAGGCTTTCAAGCTGAACTTCAGACCAAATTGCAACAAACAGAAGAGCGACTGACCATGCTGGATCGAAAAAATATGACGGCTGCCCGTACTCCTTTGGCCGGTGGCATCGACCCTGCCGCCCCCCACCAGAAGGCGTTCAACGCCTATGTGCGTTCCGGCGATGATGACGGCCTGCGCGGTCTGGAGCTGGATGGCAAATCCCTGTCGACGGCGGTGAATTCGGATGGTGGATATCTGGTGGATCCGGTCACATCGGAAGGTGTGAAATCGGTGTTGAATGCCACGGCGTCGATCCGTTCGATTGCGTCTGTCGTCAATGTCGAGTCCACATCTTATGGTAATCCTCCCCAAAACTAAGGGGATGCGGAAGTAGAATTTTCTCGGCAAGATATCTGAGGAGATTTTGATGAAGATGACGAGATATAGCGACCCCCAAATCCTTGCGATCCTGCGCCAAG